GAGCGAGAGACCGAACGTCCGGCAGAAGGACACGAGGAGCTCCGCCGGAGAGCTCGTGCCGGAGAGCAGGATCTTCTTGCTGATCCTGGCGCCGGAACGGACGCGGGCCGAGGTCTCGTAGGTGGCATAGCTGCCGGGGGCCGCTTCCACGATCTTGCCGTCGGTGGGGGTGCGCGGCGTGTCGTAGTCCTCCCAGAGCGGGACGAGGCACGAGGCGACGGGGGAGATGAGGCTCTCGGTGTAGATCGTGGGGTCCATCTCGTTCTCCTGCCGGGTGAAGGTGTAGGGCTTCACGTATATGCGGAAGGAGGCGGCGTTCGGGCAGCTGATCGCGAGCTGGAGGTTCGGGCCGGTGTAGTAGCCGCCGGCGCCGAGGTCGAAGTCCGGATCGCTGATGATCTGGCCCTCGTTCATGGAGCCGTAGACGGGGGTATATCCCACGGCCGTGGCAAGGTCTGCGATGGTGTTCCCGTAGCTGCGCGGCATGGAGCCGATGAGTGACACGGCGGAGGCGCCGACCGCCACGCCGTTAAAGTCGTACGCGACCGCCTGGATGAACGCGAAGCCGGCGTTGGTGTAGACGACGCCGTTCTGGGTCTTGCTGGCCGTCATGCGGTAGGCGCCGGCGTCCTCCAGGCAGAGGAACGACGGGGCGCAGTTCAGGAGGGTGTTCACCACGGTGCCGGAGCTGGGCGGCGTGCCGTACTGGATGGAGTACTCGCCGAGCTCATAGCCGGCGGAGACGACGAGCCCCTCGTTCACGAGGGTGGCGGTGCCGGTGCTCTGCTTGTACGTGCCGAGGTCCGGCAGCAGGGGCAGTGTTAGCCACATATCCTGCCAGGGGAACTCCGCCGCGGTGTCGATCGCAGAGAGGTCCACGGTCCAGCCGCCGTTGTTGTCAGGGTCGGCGATCGCCGCGAGGATCTTCGAGACGGAGACCACCGGGCGCTGGAGGTAGCAGCGCAGGTCGCGGACGTCCCACTCCGTGCGGGCCTCCGGCATATTCACCACGACGAAGCCCGACCCGTCCGGCTCGAACTCGTTGCCGTCGTTGTCGTAGACGCTGTTCGGTATGTCGAGGGTGCCGGGGGTGGCGAGGGCCTTCGCCGCTGCGAAGTTCTCGGGGATGCCGTTGTAGCACGGTGCGAAGTTCAGCACGGACCAGATGCCGGTGCGCGATCCTTCCGGGAGGGCGAGCTGGGCCCAGGCGGTGGTGACGGCCTGCGCCTCGATGGTGAAGTCCAGCTCGGAGTCCGGGGCGCCGGTCCCGAGGAAATCCAGGGAGGCCAGGGAGAGCTTCTCCCCGCGTGCGTCGTAGGTCAGCCCGTAGAGGAAGCTGCCGAGCCCTCCGTAGAGGGTGCAGACGTACGAGCAGGGACCGCTCGCGCGGCGCTCCACCCGGTCGAGTTTCAGGTAGCCCGCCTCCAGCACCTCGCCGGCCTCGTTGTAGATGGTGAACGGGGTGCGGGTGATCGGGTCGTAGTTCGTGCCGGTGTGCACGGCGTCCGAGGGGATGGTCCGCCGGTCCAGACGGAAGGCGTGGCCGAAGATGCGGTCGTTCGCGGGCGTGCCCGGGAGTGTCACCTGCTGGGTGAAGGCGTTCTTCACCAGGGTGGGGTTCGTTAGGTCCGCCTGCGTGTAGTTGAAGAGCACGAACGACTGGCTGGAGAGGTCCGCCAGCTGGTCGCCGATGTATAGGGAGATCTTCCGACGCATGGCCTACCTCCTCTCCATCTGGCGGGCGATCTGCACGGTGACGGTGTATTCCACCATCTTCCGCCCGGTGTTCTTGTAGGTCTTGTACTCCGTGGTGGGGTTCGTCAGGACGACGGGGGTCATGGTCTCCTCGCTGAAGTCCCAGAGGTACACGTCGGGGGAGTTCAGCAGGTGGTGCATCTTCAGGCTCTGCTCGTCGTTGAGCCAGCCGGTGTGGAGGGTGATGCCGCGCTGTAGCTCGATGGCGTAGTCGCGCAGCCCCCGTGCCTGGATGCTGCCGTTGTCGTACTCCACGGCCATCGTGTGGCGCGTGAGGGCGTCGGCGGTGGCGTCGTTCGCCTCGATGAGGAACGTGTCCCAGCCGCCGTAGGCGTTCAGGTAGTAGAGCGCGTAGCGGGCGCACTCCGTCACCACGTCGTAGCGGGCGAGGCCGTTCAGGACGACGTGGTCCACGTTGTCCCACTGCGAGAGATCGAAGAAGGCCGTCCCGCTGCCGGCTGTGACGAGCGAGCGGGCGAAGTCCGCGTTGAAGTCCGCGTTGAAGTCCGCCGAGATGGCGAGCGGTATCGTGACGGTCTGGACGGTGCCGTCCTTGTAGGTGATCTCCATCGTGATGTCATTCACGTCGATAGCGGTGACGGGTATCCACTGGCGGGCGTCGATGCGGCCGTTGATGGGATGCGCCAGGCCCATCGTCTGGTAGTCGAAGTCGGGGTCGTAGCTCCAGTCGTTGTAGAAGGTCACGGTGTCGACGTTCGCGCCCAGGGTGATGGAGTCGATGTCGAACTCGACCGGGAGGTTCGCCGGGGTGAGCTCCGCCTGGGCGAGGGTCGGCAGGGTGTGCTCCAGCCAGTCCGCGCAGATGTCGTTCACCTTCACGAGGAGGTGCGACTCCCCCGGGCGGCGATAGGCGCGGCCGCGGTAGATGGTGGTGTTGTTCACCTTCTCGACGACGATAAAATCGGAATACGGCCACGTGCCGAAGTCCGAGAAATGATCCTTCCAGATGGGTTTTGCTGCCATGATTGAATTGTTTGCCTTGAAATATCAAAGGCGGGGCCTTCGTAAATGAACGGGCCCCGCGCTGCGTCACTTGTTCGGGAAGGCGACGATGCTCTGGATGTAGTTGCCGTAGGCGCGGCCGAGGATCTCCTTCAGGCGGTCGAGCCAGTAGGGGATGATGCTCTCGGTGGTCTCCCGGAGGCCGTGCGTGCCCTTCGTGCCGACACGGGCGATCTTCCGCTGGATGAGGAACGCCAGGGACTCCGGCGAGGGGATGCGGCCGTCCTTCCCCGGGTAGGGGATCACCGGCTTCGCCTTGATCCACTTCAGGATGGCGGACCGGGGCGGCCAGTGCGGCCTGGTGCCGTCCTCCAGGTACTTCCAGTAGTCGAGCAGCTCGAGCTTCACCTCGTAGGTGGTGCCCTGGACCTCCACGTAGGCCGTGACGGAGTTCAGCAGGTCGCCGGTGGCCTTGTGGTCCTCCCGGAGGAGCTTGTCCTTGTAGCCCTCCCGCACGTCGTTCGCGAGGTCCTCCAGCGCCTGCTGGAGCTCCCGCGTGTCGATGAGTTTGTCTATGGTTTCCATGTGTCAGTGTGTTTTCTTCCAAAGTTCCATCTCTGCCCGCTCCGCCTCGCTCTTGTCATGCCGGTAGGCGAGGAGGTTCAGCCACTCGAGGGCGGTCATCTCCCAGACCTCGCGCCAGGGGCAGCGGCACGTCTCGCTTACTGCGTCGACGTGGGCGATCCATCCCCAGCGATCGTTGAAAGTCGGCCCTCCGTCTCCCTGATCCTCGCCAGCATCGCCTCCTTCTGCGGCCCCGGCTTCATCCACCCCGCCAGCACTCGGGAAAATTCCAGGGAACTGCGAATTGATGTGCTGGACCATGCGAAAAAATCCGCGGCGAGGGCGAAGACGTCCGCCACGTTTATCCAGTCGCGGATGGCGGCCTGCACGTCCTTCGGCTTGTAGCCATCGCAGTAGCGGTGCCCCTCCGGGACGAGGAAGACCGAGAGCAGCTCGGGGAGGTGCTTCTCCGGCTCCCTGCCGAAGCTCTGGAAGTCCACGTACTGCGCGACGGTGAGCTCGTCGTAGTTCTTCACCCGGACGAGGGTGAGGTCTCCGCACTGGTAGCGGTCCGCGATGCGCAGCAGGTCGTCCGGGATCTCTTCCGCGAGGAAGCCCGCAGCGGCCCGCAGGCGCTTGTATTCCGCGAGGGGTAGCTGCACCACGTCCGCGGCGTTCATGCCCGTCAGGGCGGCGATTATGGCCGCCTGGCGGGCGAGTTCGTCCTGCTCCGTCCGCTGGATGTCGAGGATGTCGAGGTAGACCCCCAGCGGCAGGTCCCTCCAGTTGTCGATGATCTGGATCATGTCCTTCTTCGTTTTACGATTGAGATGCGGTAGGACCCCTTGCCGGCGTTCTCGCCGAAGTGGGTCCAGAGGGCGTAGCGCAGCGCGTCCAGGCAGTGGTCGAAGTGCTCGCCCTTGTCGTTCGGGTAGTTCAGCGGCTGGCCGCTCGCGTCGGTGGCCCAGCTGTAGTTGCGGTTCTCCCGGATGGTCTCCAGGGAGTCCTTCGTGACGAAGTACGTCCAGCCCTGCATCCACTGCAGCTGGAACTGGAGCTTCTCCGAGCGGGGCGGTGCGTCCTTGCTGCAGGCCTGCACGTTGAAGCCGGCGTCGTTGATCTCCGCGATGCTCTTCGGCTCGGCGCAGTCGGCGTAGACGGAGCTGGACCGCGTGAGGCCGTCCTGCTTCAGGAAGGCGGCGATCTCGGGGTTCTTCATGCCCTTGCGGTAGAGGCGCTGGTCGATGTAGACGCGGCGGCGCTTCGTGTCCACCAGGAGCCGGAGGAGTGTCGTCGGGTCGTTCGTGAAGCCGAAGTCCAGGCCGTAAACCTCGACGAGGCCCTGCGCTTCGTCTCCGCTGGGCATCGCGTCGATCTGGGTGAACTCGTCGTAGATGAGGCCCTCAAGGGTGCCGACCTCCCCGAGACCGTAGACCTTCCACCACTTCGTGTCGGCCTTGTTCGCCTCGATCTCCTGCACCTGGGCAGCCGCGAGGAACTCGTTGTCCTTGTAGGTGCTGGTGATAGTGACGCAGTCCGCCCGCGTCTCCACGTCCTCGATGGCCCAGAAGAGGGCGGCGGGGTTGTAGTCCATGAAGATGGTGTCCGTGGTACGGACGGCCAGCTGCCGGAAGGTCTCGTAGAGGATGTTGTTGCACTCGTTCAGGAAGAGGCGCTTGCGGCTGGGTCCGAGGACCTTGCCGGGGGAGTCCGCGGAGAAGAACTCCAGGATGGCGCCGTTGTCGTAGGTGTAGGTGAGGTCGGAGGCGTTCCAGTGCGGGTCGAGCTTCAGGGCGTGGCCGATGATGCGCTCGAAGTCGCGGATGGCGCCGCGCTTCAGGTGCGGGAGGGTCTCGGAGACGACGGAGGTGATGTCTCCCGCTTTGTCTGCCGCGGGTATGAGGGCGTGGAGGTACTGCAGGGTGGCGAAGGTCTTCCCGGAGCGGGTGCCGCCGCGGTTCGATACGATGCGGGGGCGCGGTGTGCCGTGCATCGCGTCGTAGATCTTCCAGAATACCCTGCTGAAGTGCGTCTCCATCCTATTGTCCGTCTGCGATGTGTTCGAGCTTCTGCCGCTCCTCCTCGCTGCGCACGACGATGATCGGTTTCTCGGTCTTGATGGTCTGCTCCTGCTTCTGCTTCCAGTCTTCGCCGGCGAGGTTCGTCAGGACAAACTGCGCGGCCTTCACGTCCGGCGGGAAGTAGACCGTCTCGCGCATGGACTTCACGACGATCGGGTCGCCGTCGTACTCGCGGATCTTCCTGCCCTTCTCGTCGTACTCCTTCACCTTCTGCGCCTTCTTCTCCTCGCGGATGTGCACGAAGTCCACGCCCCTGGCGGCTTTCACCAGGGCGTTCTCCACCTCGCGGACGGTGTTCACGCGGAAGACGTCCCGCGCGTGTGTCAGCGCCGTTGCAAAGGTTTCATTCTTCAGCCAGCGGTAGTAGGTCACCTTGTCGATGCCCATCGCCTCGCAGAACGTGGAGATCATCGCGCCGCACGGCTGGGGGTGGAGTCCGTTCTTCTCCACCCAGGCGGCAGCCTCTTTGATTTTGTCGGCGTTGAGTTTCATGTCAATTTGTTGGTGTTTAGTTCAATTTGTTGGCGTTTTTCGTCAATCCTGCCTGGATTGCCTTCTCTTTCTCGGAGAGTGGGAAGCTATGCAGTCTCTTCTCCTTCTCCTTCTCCTTCTCCTTCTCCTTCTCCTTCTCTATCCATTCCGCCTTCTCCTGGGTGATTATATACCCCCCCCATATAGTCCCTTGCCGGCGTCTTCCATCGATTGCAGGTTCTTAATGTACGCGCACTCCTCCGTGGTGATCTTCAGCTCGCAGCCCTTCACTCCGGCGATAACTCCGAGGCGGCTGGATGTGATGACGCAGGACGGGATGAGGTACTCGTCGATCGGGTCGGTGTTGCGCTGCACCTCGCGGATGGAGTGGCGGAGTCCTTCGGGTATCCAGATCTTCAGCCCCGGCGTCATGTTGGTGATGAAGCCGGTCGAGACCACGGCGCCGTTCTCGTACGTGACGGGGGCGCAGACGGGGAGGTATGTCAGCTCCTGGATCTCGTGTGCGGAGAAGAGTGTCAGATGCGGCCCGAAGAGGAAGAACTGGATGTCGTGCTCGTGGTAGAAGCGCAGGATCTTCGAGAGTAAAGAGAAGGGAGGATTATCCAGGACCACGCAGTCCTTCGGGTACTGCTTCAGGTCCTCGAAGTTTCCACCGGGGAAGAACGGCCGGATCACCTTGCGGTCCTTCAGGGGTGCGACCTTCTCGTCCACGAACTTGCGGACGATGTCGTAGACCACCGGCGGGGTGTAGCAGTCGTCGGTGGTGAGCTTCTCCTTGAACTTGTCGACGAATTCGTCGTAGCCTTCGGCGCCTTCGCGTCCCTCGGAGGAGAGTCCGCCGTTCTCCATCTGGTCCTGCATCCCGTTGCTGGGGTTCCATGCCGGCACGCCCCAGTCGCCGAGGGGCTGGTCGTCCCACTCGTTGCCGAGGGTGTCCCAGTCCCACTTGCCGAAGGAGCCGTTGTCCTTCATGGCGCGGCGCTTGATGGTCTCGTAGTCCTCCTCCGTCTCGGGGATGTACTGGATGCACGGCACGGCCTCCAGGCCTGCGGCGATTGCACCCTCGTGCCGGAGGTTGCCGGCGAAGGCGATCCAGCCGTACGGCTTGTTCTCGACGGGCGTGATGAGCAGCGGGCGGTCCTCCAGGAAGTCGGGGTCCTCCTTGATGCTGGCGGCGGTGCGGTCGATGTCGTCCTGCGTCCAGGTGCGGGGGTTACGCGGGAGCCAGTCCAGCTGGCCGGTGTTCAGCTGGATCTCGCGCAGGTACACGGAAGAGAGGCGGACCTTCTTCATTTCTTGCCTCCTTTCTTGGTGCCGGTCTTGACGGTCTTGGCCTTGACGACGGGCGTCTCGGTCTCGGCGGTCTCCACCTTCGGGGCGGGTTTCTCCGCTGCCTCGGCCTTCGCCTTCTCGTCCTGGAAGTAGAGGGTGCCGAGGTCGGTGAGGAGGTTCACGATGCAGGTGCTGCAGTTGTAGTCCATGCGGAAGCCGGGGAGGCGTGCTACGTCGCGCCAGATGTCGGCCATCTGGGTGAGGGCGGTGCGTCCGGGGTTACGGGTCCAGCGCTCGCGGACGGCGAGCTCAAAGTAGTGGCGGTACGGGGTGAGTGCCGCGAACTGGGGGTCGGTGTAGTTCAGTTTCATAATTCGTATTTTTGGTTTGCAATATCGAGGAAGGCCTCCAGCTGGGCGAGCTCCCTGGCGTATGCGTTCGGGCATTCGTGCCAGAGGTCGAGCCGGCGGCGGTAGAAGTTGATGCGCTGCGGGTAGATGTCGAGCATCTTCGCGGTCTGGGTGGAGGTGTAGCCGTTACGGCGGAAGGCCTCGACGAGGAAGCAGCGGGCGGCTATCTGGTCGGGGTGGCGGGTGGTGAAACCCACGGTGGTCCCGAGGATCTTGCCGGCCTCCTGGTAGAGGGACTGGACGAGCGACGTGGGGGACTCCGGCGGGCGTACCTGGCGGAGAATAGCCTCGACGGCCTCGCGCTGCTCCTTCGTGGCGTAGCGGAGCGCGATGGAGATCTCGGTGGGGGTCATGGCCGGGTCCTCCTCTCCGTGTCGTGCAGGCCCGTCCGCTCCGTGGTGTCTGCCACGCGGTTGAAGATGTTTATCACGGTGTCGCGGAGCGCTCCTGCCACGGTGCCGGCTGCGGTGCTGGCGAAGGAGAGCAGGGCGCAGAAGGCGACGGTCTGCAAGGTGAAGTCGCGGCAGGCGAACCAGGCCCAGGCGAGGCAGGCCCACCAGGTGGCGCACTTCCCGCAGTCGAACGGCGGGAGGGGCCGGAGCCTGGAGATCCCGAGCGCCTTCTGCAGGGCGCCGCGCCAGGCGGCGGTGAAGCCGGAGAGGTCCACGATGTAGACGGTGATCGCTGCGACGAGCAGCAGCTGTGTGTATGTATTCATTGTTCGCTTTCTTTCATGCGTTCGTATTCGTCCAGGATGATCCGGCGGATGCGGAGGACCTCCTTGCGGACGGTCATGTGGGAGAGCCCGAGGGCCTTCCCGAGTTTGCGGTAGCTCTGGCAGTCGGCGTAGAGCACGATGATCGTGCGGTCCACCTGGGAGAGCTTCTCGCTGATGATCCGCTTCACGAGTCGGACGCGGTCGTCGTCCTCGTTGAAGACGGATGCGTCGAAGGCGTACTCGTCCTTCGTCGCGCGGTACTCCTTTATGACGTCAGCGGTTTCCATTGTCCGTCACCAGGTCGGTCTCCTTCACCTCCCGGGAGCGCTCCCGCGGCAGCCGGTAGGTGTAGTGGAACGGGGAGTTGCTGGAGTTGTACTGGTTCAGCAGGATGCGTGCGATGAAGAAGTTCATCTGGCCGTGCTCGTGCAGGTCCCGGATCTTGCTCTCGTCGTAGGTCAGCAGGACGAGGTAGACCTCCTGGGCGAGGTCGGCGAGGATGCCGGTGCAGGGCCGGCGGGCGATCTTCGCCAGCATGGCCTCGACGCGGCGTTCCTTTGCGAGTGCTTCGACTATCTCCATTTTGCTCTCCATTCTCTGGTTAAATATAAACGCGGGGCTCTCCGTCAGCGGTTGAAGACGAGCAGCGCCGCGTCACGTGCGTGTTCGGAGGTGCGGCCCTTCCAGCCGGTGACTCTGGCGAAGTAGTCCGGGTCCCACTTCGTCATGCCCTTGCGGGGCGCGACGGCCTGGTGCGGGATGCCGTAGTAGTCGCAGAACTCCTCCCAGATCTTCGCGTCGCGCTTCACGGAGCCGGCGCCCATGAGCTTGCCCCGGTACTCCGAGGCGTTGCTCTCTCGGGCGAACCACTTGCGCTGGCGTGCGTCCTCGAAGACGATGGCAAGGGGTTCCTCGACGGTGCTGGCCTTGTGGTACTCCAGGACCGTGGCGAGGGCGAGGTGCAGCTGGGTCGTCTCCACCCGGAGGAAGGTCTTCCGGGTGGAGTCCCAGACGGCGAGGCCGGTGTGCTCTCCGCAGTCGATGCCGACGTAGATCATTTCGCGGGGGCGGGTTCGTTCGGATCTGCTTTCTCCTCGACGTGGAAGGTCACGCCGTAGGCCCTCTTCACGTAGGCCTCCGCGATGTCGCTGGCGTAGTCCACGACCTCCTGGGGAGTCATAAGTTCGCGGGCGTCGTTGTTGGAGCCAAACTTCACCAGGAGGTTCGGGGACTGGACCAGGTTGAAGATGACGCCCTCGGTGACGGCGAACAGCTTCTGCTGGGCCTGCTTGATGAGGAGGTCGCGCTTCTGCTCTTCGGTGAGGTTCTCGGGCTTGATGGGTGCAGGACCGGTGGCGATGCCGAGGCGCTGCGATGGTTTCATGGTTTTGCTCATTTCGTACTTTGTTTTATGGTTGGTTGTTTTCGTTTTGGAAGTATGCCGGCGAGGGCGAGGACCTTCTCCTGCTTGGTGGCCGCTATCCACACGACGGCGAGCGGTTCGCCGGTGAAGGGGTCGTCCACGAAGTCGGTCACCCTGGCGTAGTGATTACTACCCCCCCCACTTTTTCGGTAGCCGGGACTCTTACCCGCTGCCCGATCTTTAGTTCTTCTCTTGTCATAATGCGTTGGTTTATTAAAAGGCGCGGGTGGGAGTCGGACCCACATCTCCCGCGGGAATTGTTAACTGACTGCTTGGTCCCCGGGCGTTGCGACCATCGCACCGCCGCGCCTTCGTTGGTTATATCTCGATCTTGTGGCAGATCGTGCCGGTGACTTCGTAGCCGTACTCGCGGAGCTGGTCGGCGACCATCGAGAGGAGCTCTATGCACTCGTCCCTCTCCAGCCCTCCGACGGAGGTGGCTATCAATTCAAAAGGCGTTAGCGGGTTTTCTTTACTGATAGCGCCACGTTCGGGCCCTGGATTTAAGGCGTCGATGGGGTAGCGGGGGTCTCTGGCCTTCTCGTCCTTCGACTTGGTCCCGACTTGTTCGGGCTTGGTCCCTGACTTGGCCCCGGCGGGCTTGGCGCTGCCAGCCTGCTGCCGCTTCTTGAAGCACTCCTTGCAGTACTTGGTCCTGCCCCAGCGGTTCGTGGCGAACTCCTCCAGGGGCAGCTCGCGTCCGCACTCCTGGCAGACGGCGGTGGTGGGTTTTGTTTCTTCTTTCATCTCTTGGGTGGTTGATGGTTGTGTGTTCTCGGATTTTTGCTCGAAGTTGCCGCAGGCCTTCTCAAAGTAGGCATGGTCGCGCCTGGAGACTTTCGGGTGGCGGCACTCTCCGAGCTCGGTGTAGTAGGCGCAGTCGTGGCAGTACATGATCCCGGGTGATTAGAAGGGGAGATCGTCGCTACCTTCGGCGGGAGCTGCTGGTGCCGCGTGGGCTGCAGGAGCTGCAGGAGCTGCGGGCGCTGATGCCTGGGCGGGGGCTGCCGCGTTCTTCGGGCCTCCGAGCAGGACCATGTCGCGCACGCGGATCTCGGTGACGGTCTTCTCCACGCCTTCCGCGTTCGTGTACTTGCGCGTGGTGAGCTTGCCGGAGACGTAGAGCTGGGTGCCCGTCTTGACGTGGTTCTCCACGACGTTCACGAGAGCGCCGTTGAAGACCAGGTTGATCCACTCCGTGCTCTCCTGGCGGTTGCCGGAGCGGTCGGTGTACTTCTCCGTGACGGCGAGCGATGCGGTGGCAATCTTGTCGCCGCTCTGGAAGCTCTTGATGGTGGGGTTCTGCCCCACGTTGCCGATGAAATTGCAGTTGTTCAAATTTGCCATAGTGATATTTTAGTTAGTTGTTGTTGGTTGCTGCTTGTAGTAGATCCGCTCCATGATGGTCTTGCGGATGGCGGCCTCCTCGTCGTAGAGCGACACCCAGATCCGCTTGTATTCCCGGACGGCCTTGTAGGCCTTCGTGTACTTATCCTCGATAGCCTTGACGTATTTCTCGTCAGGCTTCTCCGGCCTCGGAGGGAGGGGTGACATCTCCTGCGCGAGGTAGGAGCAGAGGTGGAGCTTCAGCTGGTCCTTCTCCGAGGCGATCTTCTCCAGGCGCTCGGAGAACTCCTCCTGGAGCGCTGCGGCCAGAGCCTCGGCCGGGCCCTTCTCGGGGTAGTAGTTTCCGCCGACGAACTTCTCGTCGTCGGACTCGAAGCGCTCGTCGCGGGTGCGGTGGCACTCCATCGTGGAGGGCTGGACGAACCAGTAGGCCTCGCCCTTCTCCAGTCGTGTGGTAGTAGTTTCTTGCTTTTTCATTTCGTAGTTGTTGTCGTTTCAATTATCCGCAGGCTCCTGGCGTGGGCGACGGTGCCCTTCCCGTCCTGCATCGTGACGATGTAGTAGCCCGGGATGGTGGCGGGGCGCTCGACGCGGCCCCGGCGTTCGCCGTTGATGGTCTCCCAGGCTACCATGTCGCCTTCCTTCATCGTGCGCCCTCCATGTAGTACTGCTTGAAGTTCGTCACGTGGCCGTAGCGGTTCTTCTCCTGGCACCAGCGGTCCTTGATGTCGTGGCCCGCTGCGCGGAGCTCGGAGATGCGCTTGCGGAAGTCCTCCGCGCCGCAGATCTGCTTCGCGTTGCTCTTCGTCAGGACGCCGCCGGCATTGAGGTAGGCGAGGATCGCCCGCTTCTGGGTGGGGGCGCTCTGCTCGTTGGTGTTCTCGTCCGGGGCGCCGTGCCGGCGTTCGGGCTTCTGCTTCCGGGCCTCGCGGGAGATCCGGCTGCAGAGGTTGTCGACTCGGTTCCTCCGTCCGTTAGGGAGGCTGGCCGTTAGGGAGCGGATCTTGTTCAGGGCATCCCGCAGTTCTTTGTGTTGTGTAGTTGTCATTGTTTGCGTGCGTTAAATGCGTTAGCCAGTGCCCCGGCTGCAGTAGTAATGGCGATGCCGGCCGGGGTCTCGGCCATCGCCTGCTCGAGCGCGGCGCGGCTGCACCTGCGTACGGTCTCCTCCGCTTCGTGTCCTGCGCCGAGCGCGTAGTCCCGGAGGACCCGGTAGAGGCTGGAGACGTTTATGCCGTAGAGCTCGCCGCGGCTGCCGAGGGCGGCGGCCTTGATCTCGCGGCGGATCTCCTCGATGGTGATGTACTTCAGGCCGATGCCCTCCTCGTCCCGTAGCAGTTCGTCCAGGAGCGCAGAGGCGGCGAAGCGCAGGGTCTCCGGCGCCATCTCCTGCCCGCGCAGCATCGCGCCCTGCATGATGCACTCCCGGATCTGCCCTTCCGCGAGCTCGCGGGGTACGCGGACCAGGCGGGGGTAGCGCAGCTTGTCGCAGCGGATCTCCACGAGGGTCGGAGTCTTGGCGGGTATGGTGGTGATGTTATTGTTCATCTGCCGCCCTCCTATTCATGAAAGCGACCGCGGGGTCCTGGTTCGCCTCGCTGATCTGGTTCACCTGGTTCATGTAGTCCTCGTAGTAGTGCGTGCCGTTCAGGCGGTCGAGGGTCTTCAGCCCCTGGAGGAAGTAGTCGCCCTTCCGGGGGGAGGGGCTGGGGGTAGAGGGTCTCCTGGAGTCTTCGCGTCTGCGCTGCTCCCACGTGCGCACGGCGGCCTTCCAGTCCTTCATGGCGTTGCGGCCGACCTTCCAGCCGTTCGACTCGTAGAAGGCCACGAACGCCTCCGGGTCGATGCCGTTCCTGCGGAGCTCGCAGTACTCCCGTACCTCCTCCACCGAAGGCTTCACGAACTTCTCGCGCGTGCGCGTTTCTTCTACACCAGCATCTTTATCTTTAGATAAAGTGCTTTTTATATTATCTTTTTTGTAGGCAGAATCTGCCGCACCCTTGCGGCAATTTCTGCCGCACCCCCCGGCAAAATCTGCCGCTACCCCGTAGGCGCAAAACTTGCCGTTGGAGAGGGTGATCTCTTGCCGGGTAATGAAGCCGCGGGAGACGAGCCTGGTGAGTATGTCGCGCAGGGTCCGGGGAGCCACCCCGCAGATCTCCGCCAGGAGTTTCTGGCCGCCGTAGTAGCAGCCGGCACCCTTCTGGCTGAAGCCCTGCAGGACGGCGAAGACCGTGAGGTCGTTCCCCTTCAGGCCCAGCGCCCGCATCTCTTCCGTGGTGACGATGTACCAGCCCATCTTACTCTTCCTCCTTCTTGACTTTTGCGGGCTTGAGGAACGTCACGGTGGCGGTGTCCGTCACGGTGAAGAAGGACGGCAGCTGCTCACCCTCGGGGACGGCCTTGCTGCTCGCGGTGAGCGATACGCCCACGCACTCGGGGATGCCGGCGGCGTGGATCGCCTCCAGCGCCTTCGCCTGGAAGAGCTCGCGGAGCATGGTCTTGTCGGCCTCCACCTTGTGCGAGTCGCAGGGCTTGAAGGTGTAGAGGGTGCCCTTCGCCTTGTCGATGCCCAGCAGGTCCATGATGGAGCGCAGCTGGCGCTTGATGTAGTCGATGGTGTTGTCGCAGGCCTTCATCTTCTGGGAGATCTTCTCCTTCTCCGCTGCGAGGGTGGCCTTGCGATCCTCGACGGACTTCATCCAGCGGCCGAGGCTGTCGATGCCCTCGTTCTCCAGGAGGAGGCGAAGGTTCGCCCTCTGGTCGAGGGAGTTCTGCAGGTCGTCGGTCAGTTCGCCCCCGTTCTCGGAGAGGGCCTCGTCGAGCTCCCAGGATATGCGGTCGAGCTCAAATATCGCTTCGTTGATTTGCTTGTTGTTCATGGTCGTGGCGGTTTAGTGTTGATACTTGGGAACTGCAGGATCGGAAAGGCAGGCGTCGATGTAGGTCGTGCGCTTCGTGCCGTCTTCGTTCTTGATGGTGCAGGGGATAGGGGACTCCGGGTTCGGCTCGTAGGTGCCGAGGTACGTCCAGGTGCCGCGCTTGGTGAGGACCGCCAGGACGGTGGTCTGCTTCTTGTTTATTGCGGCTTCGCGGCACTTGTCGATGGCCGTCTGCATGGTGAGGGGCAGCGGATGCTGCTCTCCGTTGAATTTGAAGTTGAAGTATTCGTTTTTCATCTCTTTCGTGGGTTTACTTGTTTAACACTGCGGCCTTGTAGTCCTGGACGTCGAGGTCGAACTGCTCGATCTCCTTCTGCCCTGCGTGGGTGGTCTTGGTGTACCACTGGCGGATCGGGACGCCGGACTTCGTGGGGACTCCTTCCGCTGCGGCTTTCACGGCCTTCCAGTAGGTCTCCTTGTCGAGGGGCTTGAACTCCAGGGAGTCGGAGATCGGGACCTTCTCGAGGTCCTGCGTAGCTGGGGTCGCCTGGGGCTTGCCGGGTTTGGTGGGATTCTTCTCCTCCGCGACGGTCTCCGGGAGATCCTCGCCGGCATAGATGTAAAGCCCGAGGCCGTGACGTGCGCAGGCCTTTGTCAGGCTGCGCTGGATCGCCTTGTTCACGTGCCAGCTGGTGATGCTGCCGACGGGCAGGCTGGCGTGCGCCGCGTCGTTCATGATCGGCAGGTACTCGATGTGCTCGAGTCCCTCGATGGTGACGCCGGTCTTCACCCAGGCGGTCTTGCCGTCGGTGAAGTAGGGGAAGCCCTGCTCGTTCTCGTAGATGGTGTAGAAGGCGTTGGGGAAGTTCTCCTTCACCCGTGCCCAGGCCCACGCCCAGGAGAGGTAGGTGAGCCCGTTCTTTTTCTCCGACTTGTCGGAGCAGTCGATCGCGTTCAGGATCGCGAACGGTGACGTGCCCTGCTGGGGAGCGGGCGCGTCGGTTTTCTTTGTAGCTGTTGCCATAATACGTTAGTTATAAGGGTTAATTAGTTAGTTTCCGCTGGCTGCCAGTTCCACGCAGGCCCAGGCATAGTCAAAAGCTGCGAGGGCGTGCTGGTATTCTTCTTCGGTTTCGTAGTCTTCGCGCCTGGGCTCGAATTGTTCGCGTACTTTCATGAGTCAGTCCTCCATGAGTTTAGAGGCTACGATGAAGACGGGGACCGCCACGAGCTTCGTGGCCGTGGTGATGATGAAGGAGTCCGCGATGGCGAACACGAGGACGAGGCCGACGATGCCGAGCGCTGCGCCCGCGATTTCTTTGAGTGTTAGTTGCTTTTTCATAATGCGTTAGTTATTTGTTGGTTGTAGTAGTTCTGCTCTCGCCGCGTCCTTCACCTTCAGGGAGAGGATGTCCACCACGCGGAACCAGCGGGTGCCGGCCCTGCCGTTCTCCACCCGGACGGGGCGGAGGCGGTTCGCTGCGAGCGCTTCCTGGAACCACTTGCCGTAGGTCTTCAGCGCCTGGCGCTGGGAGAGCTCGCCGGAGGTAAGTCCGAGGGCTTCCATCGCCCGGGCTGCGCCGAGCTCGCTGCTGGTGGTGATTATTCTCTCGAGGTTTGTCATGATACGCGGGTAATGGTTACGGACTTCGCCTCGCGGTTCCTGCGGCTGCTGTACTTCCGATCGTAGGCCCAGCCCAGATCCGAGCAGTAGGAGCGGATGGTGGTGTAGCTGAAGTCACCGACCTCGAGTTGCTCGCCCGGTGCCATCTCCAGCATCCTGCCGCGAAGGTTCATCCTTACTTGTTTTTCCATAATTTTTTTTATCTTCGTGTTGGTATGTGCAAAGATATATAAAATTTCCGAAAAAATACAAAAAAAATTAAAAAAAGTTGAAAATTTATGGAAAAGTCCGAAAAAATAGCCTTGATCGTGGACGCATATAACCAGCTGCGCGTCCGTGGCATAGTAAAAACGCAAGGGGATTTTGCCCAGCTCCTGGGCGTCTCCCAGAGCTCCGTCTCTGGCGCACGTCACGGGGACGACCGCTACCTAACGGACTCCCTTATTGAGCGAGTCCGCGCCCTGGTAAACTATCACCCCGACGTAGCCCCACACGTCGCCGTACAAGCACGCGAAGAGCAGAGCGGGGTCTTTATACCCGAGAAGACTCTGGAGCTCTACACGAGCCTCGCGAAGACCTGCGACCGCCTCTCCGCGATCGTCGACCGAATGATGCCGGCAGCCCAGAGCGGGGAAAAAAACTATTCAGCTGACGTGCTGAAGTAGCGCATACCAAAAACGGGGCGCATCACTGCGTCCCGTTCCCGGATGAAAAAAGAATTACTTGTTGATCTTACTTTAGCGACGGATATGAAGCCGCCAATAAATATAGAAGAGCCCCCGGGCGTAAAGGTCCCGGAGGAGCTACAGCGGAAGGCCCGCCGCCTGGAGGAGGACCCGGAGAAGATCCTCGCCCTGGTGGATCTGCTATTCCTCGGAGTCGAGGAGGAGCGGCGACCGTCCTGACGGCCAGCGGAAGAGCGCGAGGACCTTCGCGTTCGCCTCGTCCAGGAGATCCCACGCCCTCTCCGCGTAGATGTCCGTGATGCGGAACTCCCCGACGTGCACCAGGCACTCGTCCACCGTGGCCTTCTCGACCTTCGCCTTCTGGCGGGCGATGGAGGCCCAGCTGTGACGCGCAGCTCCGAAGGTGAAGGGCTGCACGTCGTTCCGCTCCGCCCACTTCCGCAGCCCGCGGTTCACCACCGCCGTGGTGCCGTCCTTGCTCCCGTGGTGCAGCGCAGGGAGCCACCAGCCGCGGGGCCCGTCCTGGAGCCTGGCGATGTACGGCTGCAGGACCTCCGGCACCGTCACCCGCATCGCGGCATGGTCCGCCCTCCGCTTCTCGGTCTTCTGCCGGTTGTACTTCCAGACGCCGCCCTCGAAGGGCTTCGTCCTCCAGAGGTCCGCGAGGTTCACGCCCTCCAGCCCGAAGGAGACCACGAAGACGTCCAGGGCCCGGCGCTCGTAGGGCGTCTCCGCCTCCGCGAGGATGATCTGCTGCATGAGCTCCACGCCGAGGCTCTCCTGGCCCTTGCTGGGCGGAGCCTTCCGGGAGATCCCCGCGAACGGCGAGCGGGGGATGAGGATGCGCCCGGCGTCCTCGTCGTTGTAGCGGTCCTTCGCCGCGTTGAAGATGTGCGCGAGCTTCATGAGGTGACGGGCACCGGCCGCGCCCTTCAGCTTCTCCTTCGTGCAGGGGACGATCTCCCCGGTGCCCTTCAGGCGGTGCATCTTCGGCTCGCCGTCGGCGAAGTCCGCGAAGTCCAGGAGCATCGCCCGGGAGATGTCGTTCACGTCCAGCTGGCGCTTGCCGAGAAAGCGCTCGAGGGTGTTCAGCGCGGTGACGTATGCGACGCGGGTGCTGCCGGCCTTCCCTGCGATGTAGCCGTCCGCCCAGGTGAAGAAGTCCAGCCGGAAGGAGTCGCCGGCCAGCTGCCTGCGGATATGCGCCACCACGTCGTCGACGGTCCAGCCCTCCAGGGTAAAGGGTGACAAGTCGTCACACGTTGCCCGCATCCGGGCGCAGAGTTCGGAGCCCTTCTGGAGGATCGTGGCGTTCTTGATCTTGCCGGACCGGGTGAGGTCGTCGGCGGTGCAGACGAGGGTGGAGGGCAGGCGGCGGGTCGTGCCCTTGAAGGTGACGCGGATGTAGACGGGCCAGGTGCCGTCCTTCCGCCTGCCGCCCTGGATGATGATCGGCTTCAGTGTCAGCTGCATGGTGGAGTAATTCTTTCGGACAAATATAGGACAAAATATCCGAACATGAAAGGCCAATTTTTGGCAGACCATGCAGAGCGGGATCTGGCCGTAGGGGCGCGGAACGGCCACCGGCTGCGCTGGGTGGTTTCTTTGCGTGAAGATTAGGTTAGAATTGTGAAAGGGTCGCAGAGATGCGCCCCTTTCTTCTTGTATATCAATAGATTGCACCTTTTTCGTGGCGTCACGAAAAAGGTTTTTCGGACAACATATTGACAAAAACGGCAAAAAAGGAGAGCTCCGGGACGCACTCCCGAAGCCCTCCGACTTACGCATTATGGGCAACAACTACGCCCACAATGCAAAGGTAATCAAAATTTGTGAGAGTTGTGCACCTGGCGGAATAGTTCGCAGATGTAGCCCTCCACCTGGCGGACTGCAGCTGCTCCGCGGTAGCGCCGGACCTCGCGCCACTTCTCCCTGGTGAGCGGGTCCACCGTGATGGAGATCTGCACCCGCTTCTGCTCCGTGGGGATCGCCTTGCGACCCGCTCCGGCTCTCTTTCCTCCGCTCGTCATTTCTCGTAAATTCCAGTAATAGGGATGAAGGTGACGTAGGCATCCTGGCCGAACACGATCGAGGGGGAGTGTCCGTACTTGTCGAACCACTCCCAGTCCGGGCCCTTGACTTCCACCTGGGAGATCTTCGGCAGCTTCGCCGAGATCCCGCGGAGGTACTCCACGAAGTCGCCGATGTCTACGCGGGAGAAGATGCGATGGTTGCGGTCTTCGCACTCGTGGAAGATTATGTGCTGCCCCTTCTTCCAGGACGCCTTCCCGGCTGGGCAGTTCAGCAGGAAGGCCTGGCCGTCGCGGAATATGGTCTTGGCGAACTTGGCGTTCTTGTCCTGCTCTGCGTCGACGGTCTTCGCGAGCTCGTAGACGACCTCTGCGTCGATAGTGACGACGGGGCGCGAGTCTCCAGGCCTGCAGAACTCTCGGCAGCCCCAGCTCCAGAGGGTCTCCTTCGGGAGCTCGGTGGTGTGCTGGATGATGCGCTGCATCGAGTCACGCCAGTCGATGGCGGTGCGGATGTAGCCGCGGGCCTCGACGTCGTGGAGGAAGGTCTTGCCGTGGTACCACCAGGTGCCGTTGGTGTGCTGCTCCAGGCAGGAGTAGTAGGTAGTGTTTTCTTTCATTTTTATTTCTCCTTTTTCGTGGTTACTGATTTAACAAAGTAGACGTCCCAGTGCCAGAGGCCGCAGGGGTCTACACTCATGTCCGGGCACGTCCTCCTGAACGCGCAGTGCCGGCAGATCTCGTTGTAGGACCAGTCTCCCGGGGCCTTCTTCGTTTCGTATCTCTTGCCGTTTATGATGATTGCGTCTTTCATGCTCCGGCGAGGTTTACGGTGATGTCTGCGGCCGTGATGTTCAGGTCGCGGAGGTAGTAGGGGAATTCCAGGATGCCGACGTATGCGACGAGGAGATCGTTGCTTGTTTTATCTCCCACGCACTTAAAGAGTTCGATGCTGCACTTCTCTTTGGCGGCGAGCTCGCGTGCTTGGCGGATGGCGTCGCGCTTGTTCTTGCCGGCGTCAGTGTGGCTGATGCTATTGACGCGCTGAAGGTAGTAGTGGTTCTTTTCCATAATGCGTTAAGGGTTTAAGGGGGCCCGGAGGCCCCCGGGTTGTTATGCTGCGCGGAGGATCTCGTCCAGGGCCTTCTTGTCGTCAGCCCAGAGGCCGAAGCCGAACTCGATGCGGCGGCGGAGGTACTCCTTGATGCCGACCAGCTTGATGGCCTTCTCGCGGAGGTCGGAGGCGCTCCACTTCTCGGCCTGAAGGATGAGGAAGTCGGCCATCTGGCTGCTGAAGTCGCGGAGGCTCTGCGCTGCCCGATCGTAGCAGTCGTTGGCGGTTTTGAGGGCTGCGTTCGTGCACTCCACCTCCATCGTCAGGGCGCTGACGATCTTGGACTCGCTGACGCGGTCGTCCTTCCATGCTTCGCAGAAGGTCTCCTTCTTCATGTCGCCCGCAGCCATGTAGACGCGGTTGGCGTAGTCGAACTGGGCGTCGGTCGTGAGGGCGCCGGTGAGGTTTTCAAATTCTTGCTTTGTCATAATGCGTTAGTTTTTAATTGTTTAACTTCTGCCGCCGGGGTTGTTAGTGGTATGTGCGTTGTTCCCTTTGGCACTGGCAAAGGTAGTTATTATTTTTGATAAAACAAATTATTTTTTCAAAAAGTTGCAAAAATTTAAGGGGAGGCCTTGCGGCTTCCCCTCCAGCTGGTCCCCGGTTCTCTTTCCGGCAGAGAGCGGGACCGCTTACTCGGTGAGCTGCTTGAAGGCGTCGAGGAACTTCGGCCAGGCGAGGACCGCGAGGGCGAGGACTCCGACGGCGATGGCCCACTTGTGGAGCCAGAGGAGGTAACCGAGGCCTCCGATCGTCCCGAGGACGTAGAGGCAGAGGATGGCGAAGGCCAGCAGCTTGTTCTTTGTGTCGTTCATATCGTAGGGTTTTAGCGGATTATCGAGACGAGAGCCCAGACGATGCCGGCGAGCAGCAGGAGCTCCAGGATCGTGACTCCGATCCCGCAGGCGATGTATTGCCACTCGGGGCGGTCGCAGGGGTTGTCCAGGTCGGCGTCCTTTGTGCGGTCTCGCTGGATGCCGAGCCGGTAGAGGGTGTTGTGGCAGAGCCACTCCATCTTCAGGGAGAAGAGGCTGCGCTTGAAGACCAGGGAGGGGAGGCCGCTGGAGAGCTGGGCGCGTTGCCGGATCTCCTTCAGCTCGCCGCGCATCCTCCACCTGGGGACCCGGTAGGAGTCGACGAGGTGGAGGCAGTGACTGGTGAGGGTGTAGTCTATCATATTCCCTGAAGTATTGCGACCATGCGGGCGATACTCATCGTGTAGGTGGTGTCCGCCACGAAGGGTGCGCTGGGCGCGGTTGCGCCCTCTGGTGCTACGGCTCTCTCCGTGCCGTTCTCGTCCACCTTCACGCCGAGGTTTAGCGGCTCTGCCCAAGTGAAAGGCACGGGGGTGGCGAGTTCAACGTCAAGATAAACGCCAGCGAGATTACTCTTTACAAGGGCGGGGGTACTCCAATCCGCCGGAACCATAAGGAACAAATAATCGTTATAAATTCCGTAAGTAAACGCGGGGGCGTTGTCTTGGTCGCCTATAACCAGTATGCTATATTCAAATCTTGAAGAAATAGAGTTGATATAAGCATTAGAAGATGCGCCGAGAGCCGCAGACATACCTATGCGTCGCGCTCCCACATTATTTACTCCGCCGGGTATACCATACTCGCAATCCCCCAAATTTATCCGCTTCATCCGCTTCTCACCACCCACCTTATCCGCCCAGTCCGCAGCCGTTCCCGCGCCCTTCATCCCGTCAGCAAACGGCACATTCCCGTCCGTGTCCTTGCGGGTGGTGATGCCGAGTTGCAGGGTGCGCTTCCAGTAGGGCTGCCAAAGCCCGTTATCTGCGTCCGAAATGTTGATTATCGTGTCGGTTGCGTTGCCGCCGACCACATCCACCTCGCCCGTGCTGGCAGGAGTAAATGTGCCA